TGGGAATGTACTCCCTCCTGTAGTTGTAAAAGCACTTTGATCTGTAATCCTTGCACCTAGATTATCAGTTACATTACTAAGCCAATTTACATTCTTAGCTTTTTCTGCATCTGATAAACCAGCTTGGATAGCTGAATGGGTTGGTGCATATATTTCCCCAAACCATTTTAAGAAAGCAGGGTTCCATCGACCATCTATCAATGCTTTACTTTTTCCTGGATTAGCGTTAATTAAACCACGCTCTTCAGCTTTATCTACATTTGATCTAGTTCCACCTTCTTCCCATCTCTTTATATGTCTATTCAGAAATTTAACTGTTTCATCTCTAGCTTCTGGTACTGGGATTGTTTCACCAAGAGCAACTCTTCTTTTAAAGTCAGGATGATGTATTTGACCGAAAGGTACTGTTGCACTTTCTTTACCTTCAGCGATAAAGATTGAATTAAGCAAAGAGAGTATTGCACTTTCAGGATCAGTACTAGGTGGTTTAGGAGGAATACTTATGCCTAATGGTTCACCGTATTCTTTTACAAATGATTCAACTACTTTTTGATTATTCTCAGAATTATCTGGAGTAGTTGGGTCCCATGTTATACCTAATGGTTCACCATATTTTTGTACAGCAGATTTAACAAATTCAGTAATATTAAGATTACTTATTGATTCTCCAGTACTATTTACAAAGTCTGATACTTCGTTCTTTAAACGATCAAATATAGATGGGGGAGTAGGTCTTGTATCTTCAATCTCTACTGTTTGCGGACCTGCTGCATCTCCGTGGTCAACAATCATTGTTTGAGGTCTTGTATCTTCGATTTCTACTACTTGTGGGCTACCGTTATTTCCATAATTAACAGTCATTGTTTGAGGTTGATTTTTATAACCTAAAATACTTTTAATACTGTTAATTTTATTAGCTTGAGTATTAGCTTTTAAAGCATTTAACTTAATAGCTAATTGCTGTGCTTTTATGTTTTTTTGAGCTAAAACATTATTAACAGGAGGGGGTCCTACTTCTTCGGTGAATGATGTGTCTTGTATATTTGGATTGTTTTGTGGATTACGTGCGTCTATAAAAGCTTGTACAAGTTCAGGATTGTTCGTTGATTGAGCCATATTGTTATATCAGTCATAAGTATATTTATTAAGGAACTTAATCTACTGTTGGCCAAGGAACGTTTAAACTTTTAGATTTTGCAAGTGGTGCATTATCTTTTAGGAATTTCTTTCTTGCCTGAACAGCTCCTCCCAATGTGGTTATTTTACTTCTCAGCTTTTTTTCAAGCATTTCAGCCCCTTGTTTAATTTTAGGATCACTACCTGTTGCTTTTGCAATAATATCAGGATCAACTATACTATTATGAAATAGTTCTATTATTGCTAACTTATTCTGCTTATTCATTTTTCCGCCTTTTTTCAAGACATCAAAATCAGCGGCAAATCCAGCCCATGATGGCCAACGGAAACCAAACCATTTGGTGTGTTGGTCCCAAGTAGCATGTTCCATTATCATTCTTCTTGCAGTTAAATTAAATGCATTCTTTTCGTCACCCTGTAAGCCTTTACCTATATGTGTTTTTAATCTATCAAGTACTCCCCCAACTTGGTTTTTAAGCCTCTCATCATCTTCTGGACGCATTTCTGCTTCTGGAAATTTTGTTTTAAATTGTTGGAAAAGGTTGTCAGTAACATGAGGAACAAGTCCTCTTTTTCTAATATCATTTAAATTAGTTAGCTGTGTCTTGTATACTTCAAACTTAGATTTTGCTTGGAATTCTCGTAGTTCAGTTCTTCGTTCAGCGTTCCTTTTTCCTATTCCCACAGCTACAGATATATTATCAGAACCACTATTAATTATTCTGTCATATGCTTTAGTAAGAATACTATCAGTTAGCTCTGGGTGGGTTCCTCTGTAATATTCACGTACATATTTTTTAGCTTTCGCTTGAAAATTTGTATTAATTACTGCTTCTTTTTCTGGTTCAGCTACACCAGCTTCTTTAAATATCTCAGTAGCGGTTAATGGATCTCTTTCTAATGTTCGTATTACAAGATCATCAAACTTAGCATCCTTGATGTTGTTTATATTCATGTAGCTCAACAGGTTATTCAGATTGTCAACTACTGTTTTTCTACCTGCTTTAGTCTGCTCTCCAGTTAATGGATCTCGATCATTCACACCCTCGCTTATCTTAGTAGTAAATTTCTCTAGTGTTTGAGTATCTAGTGTCATACCCGCTTCATCAGCTATTCCTAATTTAAATTTTTGACCGTATACTGGATGATTCTCTATCATCTCCTTAAATCTAGTTTTAAAGACTGAATGATCCCGAATATGACGATTCTTTTCAGCCATATTTTTAACTGCAACTTTCTCTGCTGCGCGATAAGCATTGCTGTTATACGCTTTAGCATCACTCAGTTTACCGCCGGTAGCTTTAATTGCATTAGTAACAGTATCACCAGCAAGATCTCCTGTTGATAACTCTCCATCGGGGTTCCTATTCAGCCTGAATTGTGTAGCTGTATTAGCAAATGCTTGAGTAGCTTCAGCTGTTACAGCTGGAGCGTTAATTCCATACTGAGCACTGTGCTCTACTGCATCGCCAAGATTTTTTATATAATTAGGATCAGAACGATTAAGCGTACGCATTGTATTTTCGTCCCACACACGATGCTCTTCCCCTCTCATTGCTTTTTCTAAATTTAGATTGGATGTATAATCAGTTGCATCCTGTGTTTTAAGACCTTTCATTGCGTCTCTAATCACTTTATCATCATAAAGATTCATACCTCTATTTCTATCTTTTTCTAGACGTAGTCTTTCATTCTCTATAGGACTTCCTGTATCAATTAAATCCATATCCCTAATATGAGCTTGCGAAACTATTCCCTTATGCGCATCTACACCTGCTTTCAAAAGTGCATTTCTTGCATCTAAAATAGGTTGCTCTTGTTCAAGACTCTTTCCTATAAGTGCATCATATGCAGAGGTTTTAGATGGAGGTACTAAACCTGCTGGTAATAGATTTTTACTCATAATAGCTCCTTAAGCTTCTTGTACCGGTAGCAGTTTACTCATATATGGATTGTCTGATGGATTTGTCCTCAAATTTGGGTCTCGTTGTTTCCACATATCAGCTTCTCTTTTTAAAAATCTAGTATCGTATTCTTTTTGTACCATATCCATTTTCTCTCTATCCATTGCAAGACTAGCATCTGCTCTTTCATTAAGTTTTGCTCTCCAATCTCTTAGATCATCTATTTGTTGCCCTTGTTGGAAAAGACCATATCCTGTCATAGCAAGATTTCCTAGTCCACTCAAACCTCCTAAGCTTTTCATTATACCCCCACCCCAAGGTTGAGTAGTTTGATTAGGATCACCTGGTGATTGAGCATAAAAATTTGGATGTCTCTGATTAAAAGCGTCTGGTCCGAAAGAACTATTCCTTCTTATATTCATTAAAGCATCAGCAAGACCACCACTTCCAGGATTAGTTCCATGCATAGTGGAAACAGTAGATTGCTGCGGAGTTGTTGGAAGTACTGGAAGTCTTGGAAGTGCGCCACCATAATTTGAAAGTGCACCAAACCCAGGATTATCTACAGGCATACCACCTTGAAGCCAACCATCGTTTGCTGGTTGTTGACTTAAACCTGCAGCTGGATCTCCTGCCCAATGTGGATTCATATATTCAGCTTGACTTGCCCAATTTCGTCTTGCTCCATTTGCCATAACTTATCTCCTTATATACTACTAATATAATATGTAATATTACCTATATTCAACCTAATTGTCTATCTTTAAGCATACATTAGTTCAATACTGTTTAGTGCATCGTGCTGATTTTGATAAATTGCAGTATTCATAGCAACATATTCAGTACACGTTGCTCTATAAAAATCTTCTGGACCTAATGCTATATTCTTCACTTTCCATCCTAATTGGAAAGCTCCTTTTAGATCTATTGATTTTGTAGTGTATTGATCTATCCAATCTTGCATTTCTTTAGTTTCACTTCTTATTTGCTGCTGTTCTTTATACCAAGCTGCCTGATCTGAAGCTATTTCCTCACCTAATGCATGTATAGTCATTTGTTGCATAGACCCTATACCTTTTAAAGCTCCATAAGCAAACTTTACAAGATTAGTAGGAGTAAAAACCTGACCAAAATTAAATTGAAGACTACTGGGAGCAGCATGAGATACATTAGTCCATCCTCTAGCAGCACCACCGCCCATTGATTGACCTAAAGAATTTGTCGTTACTGGGCCTTTAGATACTGTTCCTGGGCTTGGTCCGTATGAAACTGCAGCCATACCCACCATAGCAACTAAATTAAGAATCATTGCTAGTTCTGAATTATCCCCAGCTATTTCTGTAATAATCAATTGAATAGCCATTTGAACGACCATATCTATAAGTAAACCAGGGAGAGCAGCAAAGAAAATAGTTGCTGCTGCTGAAACACTTCCTGCTCCCATCATAGCAACTATTAAATTTGTTCCAGTTGTTCCTCCATCAAATGTAAATGTGAAATAAATGATAACAACAATAATAATAATCATTACTAAGGCCATGAGAAAACTCATACCCTCATGCACAATAACTTCATAATGAGCTATATATATGGATGCGTGAGCTCCCGCTAAAAAGAGTTTACTAACCTGACTATTAGATAAGTCTTTGATAAAATTATGAATAAACGGAACCATTAAATCATATTTATTTCCTAAATTAAATTTAACCACCCTAAACTTCCCAGTAGCTCCATCAACAACTCTACAAGAAGCAATTGGGGCAACTACTGTATAAGCATCTAACCCAGAAGGTTTACAACAGTAGTAAGTCATTGATTGTCCTACAGTTGTAGCTTCTGCAGCTGCTTCAACTAATCGTAATACACCGGAACCGTTATTTTCATAAACTAGATCAGGAGTTAAATATTTTAAATCAGCAGTAGAACCATCTGCTTCTTGTAAAACAGGACTAGGATTGTTATAAGACATGCGTTCAGTTACTTGTAGCCAATTAGTTGCTTCTCCACTAGTAGTACCTGGGTTAGGTACACCATTGCCATCTAGGAAGTCCTGTACCTCATCTAAATCATCTGCTTTATAACCTACGTTATAGGTCCCTTTTCCAGAAGAAACGTAATAATTAAACTTTAAAAGTCCATCATCGCCAAATCTAGACATATCTGAATAATATATGCCATTTTCAGGACTTCCACTATTTGCATTAATATCAGCTAAACTAGTATGCTCATATGTAATATATGACCATTGATAGGCTAGTTTGTTATCATCTGTCGTAATTAACATATTATTCTGCGGTTTATCATCTCCTGCTGGGGAATTATTATAGGTACCTTGTGTAACTCCTTGTGAAGGATACAAATTCTCAAACATAGTATATAAATATGACATTCCTGCTTGAGAGGTATCCCACATCCGTACACCAAAGTTCACATAAATATGATCTAGATCTCCCCCAGGACTGCCTGATTCATTTAAAATCGTATCAAGAATTGTTTCAGCATCTAAATGAATTCTATCCAGTAGATCTTCAATTTGATCCTTTTTAGTTGTTCCAAAAGTAGTGTAATTAGCATTACTTAGTCTTAATGGGACGCAAGGGAGTGCTTCAATAGTTGTACCATCTATATCAATAGGTTCTTCTATTGTATCTAAATCAGTATATGTCCCTTCACCCACTTGATAGATAAATAAATACTTCCTAGAAGGAGCACTATCTCTGTAATAAGTAGAAACGTAATGTAATTGCAAAGGTTTACTGGGTATTGTATACGGGAGAGTTCTAGTTATACTTCCAACATTTGCTACGTTGTATACTTCAACTGTATAAGTATCTGGGACTGCATTATAAACAATATTATTAAGATTAACCTGCCATCGTTCATCAGCAAATACTTCATCTGAATTTCCTATTGAGCTAGTTATATCAACATCAAAATGATTAAGAGATGGGGTTACTTGGACTGTATCTCCAGTAGGAGTTGGTGGACTAGTACTGGTTGTTGAAAAATCAACTCCCATTGTATTAGTTCCTACATTGTATTCTTTATTTTCTTGAAGCCAATATTGAACCCAATCTTTATTGGATAATGCTTTTAAGAATGAGCCCTCAGGAGTACAGGGAACACCATTAAGGGTATTTAATGCAGCTGTTAATTCAGTATAATCTATAGTTAAAATATAGGATTCTACAGTAGGGAAATTTTCAAAATAATTTCCATTATCTATAAAATCCATGAAATCTTTTACGTTACCTTTGAGACTACGAAACGCGGTGTGATAAATAAGATTACTGGCGATATCTTGATCGTTTACAATACTACGGATAAGTGAATTTAAGAGGGGATTTTTGTTATCTACATCGTCAAACAGAGGAATGTTATGTACTTCGTAATATTCAATAATTTGAGTACTTCCACTATCCCAACCAAGAAGTACCATAATTAGTTGTACAACCATCTCAACTACTTGTACAACAGCTTCAACTATAAATACAATAACATCTACTATCGCAGTAAATATGCTAGCAACAAAACTCATAGAACGCCTCCTATTAGGTAGGTTCGGCGTTGGCTATTTGGGTATTAATATTACCTGTACCTGTTGTGTTTAAAGCAACTACGCCTGTAGAAGCTACACCAGCAGTAGAAATATTAATACTCCAAGCATCTAAAAGAGTTTTAAGGTACTTTTGATCCGCATTCCATTGAAATCCTTTTGCTTGTTCACTAACTAAATTATTTGCTTTACCAACGACACTAGTAGCTGTAGGAGCTGTTTTAGTTGCTTGTTCAGTCTGGGAAAACTCTGTAACTTCTTTTTGGAATAATAAAGATTCTTCAGCATTACCTTTTTGTACGCCTACTGTATAAGCAACAGCTTGTTGTAAAGTAGCTTGTATTGCTGTTAAGTACACTGTTGCATAATCACTACCAGTAATCCTACCTAAATTGAACTGAGCAGCTAGATGAGCATTAACAGTTTCCATCATATCATCAAGTATGCCGGTACCTGTTACTACATTACTAGCATCCGTAGAAACACCAGCAGTTAAATTAGCAATAGTAATAGCCATTAATTAGCTCCTATATTAAATCCTGCTGCAGCTTGTTGATCAGCAAGTGTCTTTATTTCTCCAGGAGTAAGATCTGGTAAAATTTGTACATTAAATTTTTTAGTTAAATATGGTTCCAGAACTTTTTCTCCATCAGGACGAGTAACAGTTTTAAATTTTTGCATTTCAGCACTTTCAATTTGACGAAGAATAATTTCTGGAACATGCCACCCTTCATCATTACTAAAAGGAACAAACTTCTTAATCATTCTCCCATTGTTAATTCCTGAAACACCTACAGTAAAAATAAGTCCTGGGTAATTAACCATAATAGGATCATTAGGGGTAACTACTACACGAACGAGTTTCATAGCTGCTTGTTCCGCAGTTAAGTGATTGATGCCTGCTATATGTTTTTCTTTTGCAGCTCTAGATTCTGGAGTTGAACCAGACAAAGAACGGTGCTTTACAACGCCGGTAGTCTCAAGCTCACTTTCTTTAGGGTCTTCTTTATACTCTTTACTTCTAACATCAGCTAGAGTAGAAGCAAGCTTCTTTGTTCCAGTTTTATGATGTAACGTAACTCCGTTATCCGTTAACTCTTGTCGGATTTCCTCGTCTGTCATTGAGTTAATGGGAACTGCTGCTGTAGTGTCTTCCATACTTCCTCCTATTTATTAGTTTCTATTTCTGTACATTTCTCTGTACTTTTTAAGTTGTGCCTCACTCATTCCTTTGCCTTTTTCTTTTAAAAGCTTGTTTTTAGTTCCTTGGGGTAATCTATCCCATGCACTACGCCCACTACGATTACCTGTACTACTAAGTGGATGTCCAGATAATGATTTAGCTTTAGATGCAGCTTTAGGTGCACTAGTAGCTTTACTGCCTTTTGCTCCTTTACCTTTTTGTGTAAACCAACTGGGGTTGTCTCGAATAACTTTTTGTCGTGCTGCAGGGGTATTCCCAGCTTTTTTCATTGCTGCATGTACTAAATGTTTAAATTTTGATATTACTTGGAATACCATGATTATTCTCCTTTAAAATGGTATATCGTCTTTACTTTTTTTAGTAGGTGGTTTTTGTTTAAAGTCTTTCTTACTTAACCGCCCATATTGTGGGCTATTAAAAGCACGATCTTCTGAAGCTATATCATATTCCAAGTCTCTACGCTTTTTTGCTTTGTTTCGTGCTACTCTAGTTTTCTTATTAGGTTTTTTCTTACCTGATTTCTTTATTGCTTGTTTAGCAATTTTACCTATTAGTCCACCAGCCATGACCTTCTCCTATTAAAAAGTCTCCCCCTCCCGCTACTCTGCGAGCAGCGGTCGGAGGGACGATCAAACAATATTATTATACTGCTACTAGAGCAGTCCAAATAATACCTAAGCGTTCTGGACGAAGTGCCATAAAACCGTAATACCATTTGATGGAGTAGAACCCTACCTCACCATATGGATCATCCAAAGAAGCTATTTCTTTACCAGGCTTCTTATGGTTAACAGTAAATTTAACACTCTTTCCATCAGTCTGGAAACCAATAGTAGTGAAAGCACCATCACCAACAACCAACATTGGGTAGATGTCTGCGCCATTTTTACCGGTACCTGCAGTATCAGAAGAAGCTGCACCACCTTTTCGGTCATGCTGCATTTCTGGAACTACAACTATACGGAATTGGTCAACAGAACCTATTTCGCCATGTACGGTATTAGCAGCATCAGCGTATTTTTCTACACTGATAAAACCATCCCCTACTGCAGAACTAGGATTAATGCTTTTCATTTTTCGTACTACAGGAATCAGTTCAGATCCTATATACATGATACGTCCACCCATAACGGTTTTAGTATCAATCATACGAGAACCACTGATAACTTTCGTTTGCTTAGGAGTCTTATTATCATCCAAGGCAATAGAAAGATTCATCAGATCGTTATAAACAACAACTTCGTCAACAGCCAATTTCAATGCTGTTCTGGTAGCACCTGCTGCAACTGTTGAACCGGCAAGAGCATCGGTACCAGGAGCAGAAGAACAGAAATAAGCTGTACCACTAGAAGTTGCGGTAGTAACTAAATCAGCTTGAAGCTCAGCTTCAGTGATTTCATTAGCACCAACAAGGGCTTCCTCAACAATATGTGATAACAATTCTGAATCTGAATCGAAATCCATTGATTCTTGAGTGTACTCAGTGAAAAAACCACGTTTAAGAAGTTCACCTTCAACTTGAGTACGTGTGAAACCAACTCGGTTAACCCTACCACCGTTCTCACGGAGAGTTGGGATTTTACTCTGAATAGCGCCAGTATCTTTAGATGAACCATAAAGATTCTGATCATTTTGTGCAACGTCTACTACATTAGTGCCTGCTATAGCAGCGGCTTCATCTGCGTAGTTAGCAGCAACTAATGAACCGTCTGCTAACCAACCAGACCATGTACCAGCTACAAGAGCAGCTTCAGCACCATCTATTCCTTGACTGCCTGTATTTAATACATCAATCATTGGAACATAAACATCCTGCTTGATTTTTTTACCCATATGCTTAGGCATCGCACGTACATCAGCCAAAGGCATAAAGTACTGGTGATCCCGGACAGCAATAAGGGCTTTCTTAAAATAATAGTCTGTAATCGCTTGTGGACCGATACTTGATGCGGTTCCACTAGCGGTGCTAGAAGGACTATTATAAAAATTTTCGTTAGCCATTTTATTGTCCTATTTATATAGTGATAAATTACCGGACAGCATACTTCTTCATAAAATCTTCATCTGATAGACCTAAAAAGTCTTCATCAGGTTTAGCTTTTTGTGTAGTAGCTTGCTTGACCGGTGCTGCTGCTTTTCGTTTTTTATCACGATCAGCCTCAGCTTTTTCGTCAGTTTTACTTGATACTTTCGACTTCCCAACAGGTTCAGGTTGCTTAAACATATTATTTTTATTCATATGTTCTGCAACTTGTCGATACGCTTCTACATCAGGAATTCCGTCTAGTTTACCTAAAGCTTTTTCCTGTTGTAATACTACGTTTACTTCATCATAAATACCATTAGCCATATGTGCGTTAACAATCCCGATAATTTCAGGTTGATCTGAGATAACGCTTCTACTTTCTGTATCCCATTCCTTAGTTAAAACATTAATGGTTTTATTAAATGTTTCAGTATCTTTGATGTCATCGAGTACACGATCCAAATTATATTCTTTATCTGTAATAGAATAATTAGTTGGTTCGTATTCTGTGGGTGCATCTTTGTCGATTTCTAAAGGATCTACATCACTTTCTTTAACAAGCTTGGCGATAGCTTTAGGGTCCTTTTTGGATAAATCAATTAGATTATTCAATTTAGCTTCATCAAGAAGCTCATTGTTTTCTAACATCTTAATTATCTTCAGATTGGGTTTCAATTTGCCCATCTTCTTCTGATAATTAGCACCCATCTGCATTAGACGGACGATATCCTCAGGGCTCTTAACCTGCATATCAACGCCATTGGCTTTGAAAGGTTCAGATACCTTTTTATAAGCACTTTCGTAATCAAACTCTGTAGTTTCCGGAGTATCCCCCTTTGTTTCAGTCGAGTCTTCTTTACTAGTATCAAGAGATTCTGTCGTATCACTATCAGAGAAAGGTTCATGCGCCGTCTGGGTATCCCCTTCAGGTTGGCTTACTTCTTCCTTAACAGTTTCACTTTCAGTTTGCTCCTGTGCTTCACTTACCTCCTCTTCAGAGGTAGCAACCTTGTCCTCATCAGTTTTATCTGATGATTCAATTTCTTGTTCAGCTGGCTTTTCTTCTGTATCAGGAGTAGCTTCTTCAGCTAAAAGCTCAGCGGGATCTTTTTCTAAAAATTCTGTATCAGACAAACCTAAAGAAGTTTGAGTCATACTTTGATCTCCTCAGCTAAAATTTCTTCACGGGTTTCTTCGTGTTCACTTAAAGCTTGATCCATTTCAGCACCACGTCTCATAACTGATTCAATATAATTAGCTAAAGCCCCAATACCGTATTGCATGTTATCGATTAACTGCATTTGTTCAGGAGTAAGATTAGAACTTTTAGCCATAACTAGCCTAGCTGCTTCTTCTTTAAAATATCCCGTATCAATAACATCTTTCCATGTTTCGCTAGCTGTTAACTTAACGCAATTATCTCGTAATTTTCGTAATTTTTGAGCCATGTCAATTTGGATTTCAACTTGTTCTAAATCAGTCATACTCCCCCTTGTGTTTTAGTTAATTGATCAAATGCACTTTTATCAAGATTAGATAATCTATCGTGCTCTTTACTTTCCATATTTTGAGCATGCTTTCTATCTTCTAAACCCATATCTCTCATATCTCTGGCTCCAGACTCTTTATCAACAAAGTCTAAATCCTTATTATCAGAATCACTATGCATGCTTCGTGCTTTAGCAAGTTCTGTCTGAGTTTTAGCACTCTTAAGCTCAACATCAACCGCATTCTCTTGACCTTTAGCAGTTTCATTCTGAACTTGTGCTTGTAATAACGCCATTTCAAGTTGCATTTTTTGTTGAACCATAGGATCTGGTTGAGGTTGGTATTCTTGAATACGTTTAGCTAAATCAGGCATTTTACGTAATTTAGCAATATCAGCTAAAATCATCTGACTCATTTCTGGAGGCATAGTATTACCCATAGTTTGTAGCATAAAAGCTAATTCACTGCCTTTTTGTTCATCAGCTTCAGCAGTAGAAATATTAAGCTTGATATCATACATACCTCCTAAATCATTGCGATTAATAGCTACAAACTTTTCATTAGTAATACGAACAATTTCTTCATCGTCCAGGAATTCAGAATTCATAGAAATGACTTTACGGCCAATTCTATTTAATCCATTAGAAAGTCTGCGTAGAATACCTAATTCTCGCTTAGATGTAGCATCAAGTGCTGATCTAATACCAGTAGCCGTAACTCCTAATGCTTGTCCTGAAATACCTTGGGTAAATGCTTTAACACCTGTTAAGGCTTCAGCATCGTTATTCTGCATGTTTAATACTTCAAGAGCAGAACGTGGGATCTCAGGATACACTTCCATATGAAATGCTTGTCTAGGATCTACGTTAGCATTAAATTTATAATCTTCACCG